GACATCAGGTGGTCAATGGTCATCTCGAACCCTTGGCGCTCCCAGAACTGCAGGAGACCGTCGTGACTCGCCTTATGGAACGCATCTACGTGGTCGGGGTGAATGGATGAACCCAGAGCAATGCGGTAAAGAAACAGAGGAATTGAAAATGTGTTACCAGAATTATAAACCAAATCATCAGCAACTGCTCTGGGTTTTACACCATTATCTAGTTTATACTTACCATCTCGAATATGAAGTCGTATAAGTTTTTCGGCATGATGACGATGAATCAAATATGCGGCAGTTGAAAAATCATTAATGAATCTTTTATGGAGTTTTACATGTAAATCGCCTGTGCAAATAATTGTCAATTGAATCACATCCCAATCATAAGGAACTTTAGACATAAAGTCAGACCATGTAAAGTTCCAAAATCTTGCAACATTGAGGTCAACATCATCTTCCATAATAATTGCATAAGGACTATCCGAAGTCTCATACCAATGCTGAATTGCTTTTAGATGTGATGTTGTACATCCAATCTCACCAGAAGTCATATCTGATGGATAACGACCCTTAATGATATCGCTTAAATCGTCATTGCGACCATCATAAGCAGAGATACGAGTGTAATTCTCAATTCCCCAATATTTAAACTGAGACTCCATGAATTGACGACGTTCCGTTTGTTCATCTAGATTCAAATAATAAATTGGTGGAAGATTTTTGAGTTTATAGATTGATTTATTTTTATCCATTTCTATTGTTGATACTTAGAATTATCTTTTGCAAGATGTATGATTTTAGGTTCAAAATTACAATAACTAGAAACCACTTCTGGGTATGCGTATTCTGGACCTAACGTATGAACTATGTCCTGATGTTCACTAAAATACTTGTTGATATGACTTTCATCATGCCAAATAGCAATGACATCATTTTCAAGGTCTTTATTTACATTATCTTGAAGACAGTCAATCATCTCAATCACTTCAGGAACTTTTCCACCCCAAAGACATCCTTGATAATACACGGATGATTCAATTTTCTTTAAATTTACAGAAGCAAGTTAATTTGAATTTGTTTCAAATGCTCCTGGTGGAATATTATGAGGTGGCATTTTTAATTTGTGACAAGGATGCCAAACTCCGAATAAAGGTTTGTCGGAAAAGAAATCTTTTTCTGATACTACATCTACAACAAGAGTGTCAGCATCAAGAAAAACTAACCAATCATGTTTACAAATTTCCTCTCTCGCTTTGTTAATAATTTCAAATCGAGTGAGTGTTATATATGGCCATTCTAGATGTTCTTGTGAATAAGGTATTATGTTTTCAGGAGGTTCTTCAAGTTGACCATCAGTAAATACAAAAAAAGTTTTTTGAGTATTTGGAAGAAAATACTTTTCAATATTTTCATAATATTTTGGTAAAAAGTCAATATACCTATTAGTACCAATAAAAACAATAGCAACTTTCATCATATTTTTTTCCAATTATCGGGTATTAAATCTGAAACATTTAAATGGTGATTATTAGAACCTAAAAACCAATTCTTTGGAGCAATCACTTGATTATTCTTTCCTAACCATGCTCCCCACCAACTAAATGAACTATTTGCAATGATATGGTCTTTACATAGTGACATTAAACATAAGTCCATGTGATTATTTTCAGTTTGAGAAACCATAAATCTATCGGAATCAAACAATTGGTTCGCCATACACCAATCAGGGTCATCTGAAAAAATAATTACATCCCTATTTTTATCAAACTCAGTCAATGCTTTTTCATAATAAGACATTGGAAGTTCACTATGATTTGGATTAGTTAAATAATCTGTTCTACGGATATGTAATGCAATTGGTTCTCTCCACTGTGAACTTATATCCTTAGCGGGAATTAATAGTTCATCGTGAAAATCAAAGTCTGAACGAATCTCATCTTCAATATGTTTGAAATATTTTTCAGATTGAAAGAATCCTTGAATATTCACCCAATCTGGACAATTATGAAATAGATTATCATCGAATTCAAATCCAGTTTCAACTATAGTAGGACGGTCTACATCTATAAACTGAATATTTAATGAAGTGGTTGCAGAAAGTTTAAATAAATTAAACAACTGATGGTCAGTCCATTCATTTAAATTTCTAGACGGTGGAAAACAATATTCGTAACCTCGATTTTTTGCAATTCCTTTGACTGCGGCAAACTGAAACATTTGATTTCCGAGTCTACCTAATTGACCTAATGCATTAAATCCAATCATTGTTTTAAGTTATACTGGTAAATGATATTTTCTATACTAGAAACATAATTCTCTTCTAGAATTCTGTTCCAATCAAAATTCTTAGAGTATTTAAGAATTTCTCCTCGATGTTGTATTGAATACTCCCGATTTTCAATTATTTTTTGTTCTACATAATTGATATCATTAATCTTATCTTCAGTTATAATAGTAATAAAATCTTTTGAATCATCTAGATTTGCTTTACCCCATTCTGTTACAACTACACCAAGACCCGATGCAAGTGCTTCCATACAAACTAGGGGGTGTGCCTCACCATCACTCAATAATACAAGATTTCCATAATTTGTCAAGTCCCGATGAAGTGTTTCTTTATTCCATTCCCCAAGATAATTTTTTGAAGTATCAAATCTGCCGTCAGAATTATTACCAGCATACCAAAGAGAATCAATGCATTGAAACATATATTGACGCTTTCGATAATCAATCTTAGCAAGATAGATGCTACGTTCAGGATATTTTGGATTATCTACGAAATTAAATGCCTGTGTATTTACTCCATTAGGTGTAACATAAAGTCTATCTTCTGGTATGTCTGCAAGAACTTTATAAACATTTTTAATACCCTCAGATAAACAAAAAATATTTGGTTTTACTTTTGCAAATGCATTTAAAATATTCACATAACCACCAAACATTTCGGGTCTTTCTAAGTACCCAAAATGACTTGTAATTGCTTTTGGATATTGAATGTAATTGTAAATTTCAATAAATTCATCATAATGTATATGTACAAAATCAGGTCTAAAAGAATTTATTTCTTGTATGATTTGATTTAAATTTTTTGTGTTAACAATTTGAACCTCATGTCCCAATTGTTCTAAAGAATTTTTAGTATCCCATACAAGTATCTCTACTGCACCCCATCCAGTAGGGGGGATAGGCATAATACCTGGACCAACTAGTGTTATTTTCATTTAATTAACCTCTGTGGATAGTCAGTGCATATTCCATAACAATTATAAGCAACAAGATCTGTTAAATCTTCAATTCTAATTGATGATTCTGGCATTACAATTATACTAGAAGATGTGTATGGTTGTCCAGGATACGTCCAAATATAATTTTTACTTGTTAAAGTATAGTCATCAGTCTGGTGCCAAAAATAATTATATCCACCAGTCTTATTCACAAAATGATAGAGAGCATCCAGATTCTTACAATGAATCCACAGTCTTTCCATCCTTTGTGCTAACCAATATGGACTTACAATATATTGTGGATCATCATGACCAAGATAAAATTGTCCATCAAGTGTGTCATATCTAATGTCAATCTCAACATCAAATCCAGATTCTATTGCAGAGTCAATAGTATCTGGATGATTTTCGGTTAAAGGATTAGGTCCATCAATGTTTCCCCTATGAGCAATAATTTTCATGTCAACTCCTAATACAGTGTGCGTCCATTGGATACGGGAATAAATCTGAATGACTATATCTTCTTAAAAAAGATCCCATCTTAAATGCTTCTGGAGAAGGTTCCCATATTCCTTCATAGACAAAATCAACATCATCAAAAGCATTTTTTGCCCATCCCAAAAATTTAGGTCCAAACGCATGTATTGTATCAGGAAATCTAGGATGATGACCAGGAAGATAAAACTTACTAGGATTACAAGTTTCAAGATTTGGAAAATTTATAAGAACAGTATCGTATCTTGCCAATACAATCCAATCATATTTTACATTTTTATCTTTAGAGTATGTACTTAAAATAGTCGCAACTTTTTTAATCGAATAAAGTTGCGACATTACATTACTATAATTTTTATCATTCCAATGATTACCATCTGGATGTTTACCAGTAAAGTTTTCATCTACAAATGTTTTAGCATTAGGAGGTAACTCAAATGTTTTGGATTCTTCAATGTCAATAGTAATCGGATTATAATTTTGCTCTACGATTTGAGGAGCATTCTCTGGAATCGGACACTTGTTTATTTTTGACCAGGATGAATAATCATATTCACCTCCAGTTTTTTGCCACCACATATGACAAAAAACATCTGTGTCATATCGATCTAAAATTACATTTTTATAAGTTTCAACCACGTTTTGGTTATCAACAAATCGTGGTTGCCCAAAAAATGCGAGTGCAACTTTCATCAAACTTCTCCCTTATAATACTCAAGGAAGTAATTCAGATCTTCTGGAGTAACAATACCCCACATACCAGACTTCTCAATCTCTTTGATGCGGATTTTTTTACCATCACCAATCGCTTCATTAAATACTGGGCAAACATAGAACTCGTTATTAACACGAATGTTCTTCTCAATCATTTGTTCCGCATACTACACATAATCAGAACCTTTCTTCCAATAATAGATACCAACAGTAGCATGTTCAGAGATTGGTTTCTTCTCAGCAACTTCTTCTACATATCCATCTTCACCAAGTTTAGCATAAGACCACTTGGGATGAGTTGCAGGGAAGGTCACAATACCACCATCAACTTCACCATTCTGGAATGCATAAAGAGTTTCGTTACTGTCCCACTCAACAAACTGGTCTGAGTTTGCCATGACAAGAGGTTCATCATTATTGATGAATTCTTTAGCAAGTAGAGTTGTGCAGCAAGCACCTTCGGTCAGACCATCTACTTGAACAATATTACAACCAGGAGCAATCAGAGGAAGCAGATAGTTGAGATTATACTTCTCATAATGCTCCTTTTGAACAATAAAAGTGTAGTTTGCTTTGATATTCAGGTTCTCGACAACAACCTGGATCATCGGTTTACCTTTAACTTCAATCAAAGGCTTAGGGAAGGTGTAACCCTGACTAGCAAATCTACTACCAGCACCTGCCATAGGAATAAGAACGTTCATAGTTTTACTCTCCCATGCCACTTTTTGTTTTGTACCATTTAGAATTTTTTTAATACGATCAATCTTCGCTTGATTAAGATCTTTACGATCTTCAACAGGAACAAGATGTGCTTTGCTATCAAGAGCACCTTGACGACCAATATGACTATCTTCGACAATCACTGTATCTGCAGGAAGAGCACCAAGAGCGGTCATGCACTTCCAGTACATTGCAGGGAATGGTTTGTTGCGAACAACGTCTTCATTAGAGACGTACATATCAACAAATTCAAGAACACCTAAACGAAGAAGAATAATTTTTACAGTATTGCGAATACTGTTAGATGCAACTGCAATCTTATATCCAGCATTTACAAGTTGCTGGAAGTATCCCATCAGTTCGTAGTCTTTTGCTACACAATAATTAAAAATCTTAAGAGTTGCCTCTTGCTTATCCCTCCAGATTTGATCATATCTGTCTACAGGAAGACCTTTATTTTTTGTAAGCAATTCTAATTTTGCCCTAGTAGGAAGTCCATCGTAAATACTTACATGCTCTTCTCTATTAATAGTAAAGTCTTCTGCTTGTGTAGGATTACTATTAAGTGACCGTGCTTGATTTAATGCTTCATAATGATAATCTTTACTATCAATTAGAACGCCATCCAAATCAAAGATAACAAGTTTAGTCGTCATTATTTTTTGTCTCTCCAAAGAACATAGTGCCAATTATTTTTAGTGATGGGAAGTTTATGACGTTTTTGAGCATTAAATCCAATAATACATTCTGGATTTATTTCTGCACCCATCTCACAGATCTCAACAAAGTTTTCGTATACGTCGAGATATTTATCCATCAATTCAGATGAACCAAAAGCAAAATGATCATTAATACCATGCTCAAGATGTGCCCATTCATTTAAAACATTTACAGTATTTAAATCATAGTTAGATACAGGTCCAATAGGAGTATGGAAATATTCATCCGTCCTAAGGCGAATTACACAATCATACTTAAATCCATTCTCTTCTTCATATTTCTTTTTGAGATCATTTGCACCACTCAAACTATAAAACATTGAGATGATGTTGTTTACTGGATGAGGGAATCGTGGATCTGGATGAATGTCTTCTGCCTCAAATTCTTTTGGTTCTTCAAATACCAAACCTTTTGGTTGCCATTTTTCTTTCATAAAATCTTTGAGGTCTGCTTCCCAACGACCACGATCCTTGTATTGGTCCCAAAAATAAGTTCCAATCCAATTTTCATCATACCAAATATGGGCAAAAATATCAATCTCAGAATCTGGGTTTGCTTCCCAAAAAGTTTGACGATGATTTTCGTAACATTCTTTCAAATGTCTTGGTTGTCCCGAATAAAGTATTGCAATTTTAGACATGATATTTACATTTATCTTTTTTCAATCCATCGCAAGCATAATAACCATTCATAAATGCTTCTTTTATATTTTTAGGGGAGTTTATAATCCGCACCAACTGTCCTTGAGAGAGGCAGTAAACTCATAAAGGGTCATTGACTCCACCAGTGTAAGTTTTAAGTCATTCCAGGACTTATTGACATTTGGATTAGTTTTGTAATTTCACTAATTCCAAAGAATGCACATAAGAATAGTACATCCCAAAGTTTGAGTTTAATTGCAAATGGAACAGT